AGTAGGAGTATCTTTACCATTTTCTGGTAGGGCTGTATTTAATACAACCTTTGAAACTAAAGATGCTATAAAAGCTAATTTAATTAATTATTTTTTAACAGCTAAAGGTGAACGTTACTTTAACCCTTCTTTTGGAGCAGGTTTAAGAAACCTTTTATTTGACAATATAGATGAATCAGCTTTAGATGAAATAAGAATAAATATCTTGGATGATTTAGAAAAATTCTTTCCTAGAGTAGAGGTTACAAGTTTAGAGTTAATACCAGAAACTGACAGAAATACTATAGTTTTTAGTATGAGATACGCAATAGCTGATTCTAACATATCTGATGAAGTAGTAATAAATTTTAACAAGTAATGGCACAAGAAAGAATAGTAAAATATATTAATAAGAATTTTGATGACTTTAGGTCTCAACTTGTAGAGTATGCTAAAAGCTACTTTCCTGATACTTATAATGACTTTGATGCTACCTCTCCCGGTATGATGTTTATTGAAATGGCATCGTACGTTGGAGATGTATTATCATTCTACCAAGATACACAGCTACAAGAAACTTTTTTAACTTATGCAAAAGATCCTAAAAATCTTTTTAATTTAGCATATATGATGGGGTATACTCCAAAAGTAACTGGAGTATCTGAAGTAGATATAACTATAACTCAAACAGTAAACGCTAACGGTTCCTACTTACCTACCTGGACTGCAGCAGCAGCACTACCAGCTAATTCAGTAGTTAAAGCATCAGATGCATCAGCTACTAATTTTATTATACCAGACCCGGTAGATTTTCAATTTAGCAGCTCTTATAACCCTACTATAGTTGAAATAGCTACTTTAGACGGAACCAATAACCCTGCAACCTTTAAATTAACTAAAACAGTTAAAGCGTTTTCCGGTAAAGTAAAAAGTAAAACGTTTTCTGTAAGTAATGCAGAGAAATTTAAAACACTAACCATATCTGATGATAATATAGTTCAGGTATTAGAAGCAACAGGTAGTAGTACTGGTGATAGTTATTTTGAGGTTCCTTTCTTAGGACAAGATACCATCTTTGATGATGTATCAAACAGCAGCTCAGACTCAAATAACGTTCCTTATGTTCTATCACTTAAAAAAGTACCTAAAAGATTTGTAGCTAGATTTAGATCTAATGGTAATCTAGACCTTCAATTCGGAGCTGGAACATCAGATAGCGATGATTCTGTTATTTTACCAGACCCTACCAACGTCGGTAGTGGTACTAATCAGGGTATAAATAGAATAGACTACGCTTATGACCCCTCTAACTTTACATACAGTAAAGCTTACGGCGTCGCTTTAAATGAAGGAGTTACAGTAAAGTACCTAGTAGGAGGAGGAGCAAGCTCTAACGTACCAGCAGGAACTATTACTAATAAGAGCTCTATAGTTCCTACTCGAGGAACATTAGCCTCTTTATCCTTTACAAACGAAAAACCAGCAGCAGGTGGAAGAGACGGAGATTCAGTAGAGGAATTAAGAGAAAACTCTCTTAGATCGTTTAACGAACAAAGTAGAGCTGTAACACTACAAGACTATACCGTTAGAGCTTTATCGCTTCCTTCTAAATTTGGAAGCATGGCTAAGGTATATGCTACTCAAGACGAACTAACAAATACTAATACAACAGACGCTATAGTTGATAATAATCCATTAGCACTTTCACTTTATGTATTAGCCTACGATAACGATAAAAAACTTACCACAGCAACATCAACCTTAAAATCTAATCTTAAAACCTATCTAGCTGAATATATGATGATATCAGATAGTTTAAACTTTAAGGATGCTTTTGTTGTTAATATAGGAATAAATTACGATATTATAGTAAGACCTAATTTTGCAGGTCGAGATGTTCTTTTAAACTGTAACTTAGCACTACAGGATTATTTTAATATCGATAAAAGAAATATTAACCAAACTATTAATATATCAGAATTATATCTTATATTAGATAAAGTAAAAGGAGTACAGACAGTACAAAATATAGAAATTATAAATCTAAATGGCGGTAACTATTCACAATATGGGTACGATATCGAAGGTGCAACTAGAAATAGTATAGTTTATCCTTCATATGATCCATGTATATTTGAAGTAAAGTTTCCTAATGCAGATATAAAAGGAAGAGTAATAACAAGATAAAATGGCAGTATATAAAATATTTCCCGAACAAGATACTTTTATCTATACTCAAGTAGTAACCGGTAATGCTGGATACGATGAGATATTAGAAATAGGTGGTTATAATATACAAAACATTGGACAATCCTCAAGAGCATTAATACAGTTTAAAACATCTGAAATAGTTAATACTGTTAATAGAACTATAGCAACTGGGTCTTGGAGTGCTAGTTTAGATTTATCGCTAGCTTATGGATACGAAAACCCCGCAACACAGTCTGTATACGTCTACCCCTTAGCTCAGCAATGGGAAGGAGGATTAGGTAAATTTGGAGATGAACTAGGATCTTCTTTAACTTCTCAAAGTGCTGATAAGTCTGGTTGTTCTTGGAGATATAGAAAAGCAGAAGAAACTGACGCATGGACATTATCTAGCTTTCCTACCGACGTGACTGGCTCATATAACGCTACTTACCCTGGAGGAGGTAGCTGGTTTTCAGCTTCAAGCGGAACTAATTTAGAAGCTACTCAAAGCTTTAGCCTAAACGATCAGCTTGATTTAAGTGTAGATGTTACTACAGCTGCAAAATTACATTACTCAGGTACTTTAAACAACTATGGTTATATAGTTAAACTTCAAGATAGTTTAGAATTTAATTTATCATCCTCACTACTTAATAAATACTATAGCAGTAACACCAATACTATATACCCTCCATCACTAACACTTAAATGGGACGATAGCGCATACGATACAGGGAGTTTAACACTACTATCCTCATCCGAAGCTATATGCCAGGTATCTAATAATAGAGGAGAATATGCCGATATAGGTAAAACTAGATTTAGATTATTAGCTAGACCGATAGCACCTCCTAGAATATATACTACTGGGTCTATATACAAAACTAATTATGCACTACCTTCTGGTTCATTTTACGGACTACAAGATGCATATACAGAAGAAATGGAAATACCTTTTGATACCGCCTTTACTAAGGTAAGCTGTGACTCTACAGGTCCTTATTTTGACGTATTTATGAGCGGATTACAACCAGAAAGGTATTATAAAATATTAATTAAAAGTACACTAGATGGTACTACATCAATATTTGATGATGATAATATATTTAAGGTAGTTAGAAATGGCTAAGAAGTACGATATAAGGATACAAAAAACAGTCTTAAATAAAGATCAATTTGATAAAGCAGTTGATACTACATTTAAAACGTTTGTCACAACCCCTGATGAATCAGATGAAATAACTTTACCTGAATTTTTTAACTTATATGAAAAACTTTACTACGATATACCGGTTGAAGGAGAAGTTAATTCACATGAATTTCTAGTTGTTGAAAGCGGTAAATTAGTAAACTTAGAGCAAGACACAACAGAAATACAGCCATTATTAGATGAGATAACTACTTTGAGAGAAAGAATATTAGATCTAAATAACGATATAATAGAGTTACAAACAGAGAATTTGACCAACGATGCCACAGACTAATTATACAGTTAATTTTATTGACCCTGAAGGACTAGAAACGTTCTCTGTTAAAGATATAGATATAGTAGATTCTTTTACTATCAACTCTGAATTTAAAGCTTTTGAAAATAAGATCGAATACCACGTATATAGTCTTGATGGAGTACTTTTAACATCAGATTTTGGTTATAATCGTCAAAGCTACTTAGGATCAAGTCAACAAGACCCTGACGGTAAGATTCTTGAAATGACTATAGATCCTGTTGAGGATATAAAAAGATATGGTTTTTCTTCCGGTGATGTAAAGGTAGTTTATAACTTTATTGATGACCTTTACACAGAGAATAAAGTACCTGTTCAGTTCTTTATAGAAGAGATATCAGAAGACAGAACAGAATTAAGATTACTTACTAATCAAATACCCGATTCAAAAGTAGTTGAGACTACTAATACGATAAAAGAAGATCTTGCATCAACCTCTTATTTAAACGACTTTAGAGTAAATCCTGGTAATAACGATCTACTTATAGGAATAAATATAGATATACAACCTTATAGAGATTATAGCTCTGTAGTAGTAAAGCTATATGAACCTCTTCCTGAACAGTACGAAATAAAACAATCACTTACTATAGATAGAATAGTATCTGACTCGTTAGGGTATGAGATATTGGGTGAGACTATTCCTGATGAAATTAAAATACCGTACTTAAAAGGACCAAACTACAACGTAGAAGATATCAAAGGTACCACAGTACCTACTCCTTACTTTAATTATAACGAATTATTTTCTTTTCCTACTAATCAAACCTATAGACAATTAAACTCTCTATTCGCTGAAAAAAGTATTGAGTTGAGTGCTGACTATACTGACTTTGCTAACTACATACAGTTTAGTTCTGCAAAAGAAAGGATAGAAAACTTTCAATATAAATTAAACCTAGTCACATCTTATCAAACCTCATACTCAGCTTCATTAAACGCTAATAATAATGCAGCCGGAGTAACAGGAAGTTTAGACTACTTTAAGACAAGGATAGATAACATACTTAAGAACTTTGATCATTTTGACAGACATCTATATTATGGAACAGGATCATACTCTTGGCCTAAACAGGCACCGTATAACGAGCCTTATATAGTTGCTACAGGATCTGCAACAGCTTCTGTATCTAACCTAGTAGAGAGTGCAAGCTTATATGATGATACTAATAACTCAAGACTAGTAAATACTGTACCTGAATTTTTAAAAGAAGACAGCGACAATGCTAAATATCTTTTATTTACAGATATGATCGGCCAGCACTTTGATAATTTATGGGTATACACCAAAGCATTGTCGGATAAGTACGATAACGATAATAGACCTAATAGAGGTGTACCAAAAGGATTAGTAGAAGAGGTACTGAGAAACTTTGGTGTAAAACTATACTCTAGTAATAAATCAATAGAAAATCTATTTGCTAACTATACAGGAGAGTTTTATCAAACAGGCTCAGAAAGCTTAAAAGCAACCGGATCGTGGGGACAAGGTACTTACCTTATAAGTGCTTCTAATTCCCCTATATCAGAAGATTTATACAGAAAAGAAATATATAAACGTATTTACCACAACTTACCGTTACTTCTTAAATCTAAGGGTACCGAACGAGGAGTACGAGCACTAATAAATACTTTCGGTATACCTTCGTTAAACACAAGCGGTTCCATGGGAGGCTTGTTGGTAAGGAGCTATGGAGGTAATAGTACCACAGCAAGTGTTAACTTAGGTTTAGATTTTGCTAATACATCATCAATAGGAAAAATAAAATTAGACAATACAGGTAGTACAACTACTGGTAATACTCTATCTCAATATTCTTCTATAGTTCAAAGAGACGGTATATACGATAAGTACAGTGACGATATCCATACAGTAGATATAGGATACTCTCCTATAGACGTTATAAATGATAAAATATTTGATTTTTATACCAAAAGCGGAAGCTTTAATATAGATAACTTTATAGGTGATCCTAATGCTGCTTACTCAAGTAGTTATTATAATTTAGATTCAGCTTCATTTCAAGCAATGAGTCATATTATTACACATCCTACAGGAAGTGATGATTATGGAGACTTTGTAAGAATATTAAAGTTTTTTGATAACGTATTATTTAAAAGCATAAAAGACTTTATACCTGCAAGATCTAACATTAATACGGGTATAATAATTAAACCTCATGTACTTAATAGAAGTAAAATAAAACAAGTACAAGCTACTAGTAATCAACCTAAGACAGGAGTTAGCTCTAACTATGGAGATAATATGCAAATTACTGGTTCGATAGAAATATCACAACTAACTGGTAGTTCTGGAGGTTCTTTTGGAAATATAGATTTAGAGCAGGTAATTCCTTTAACTGCTAGCTATACCGAAAGCGTAATGACACCAGACGGATTAAGGTCTAAAACCTATCACGACCATGAAGAAGCTAGATACGATGGAGAATTGTCTGGTTCACATATAAAAAACACTGGTGAGTTAAATGATGAAAACATCTTTAAATATGAAAATCCTAACGTAATTCAATACAAAGTTATTGATTTTGACGATATGTTAGTACCGCCTACTCCTACACCTACTCCTACAGCCACCCTAACACCTACTCCTACACCAACAGTGCCAGCAGTAACCCCAACAGCTACTCCTACTGTGACA